ATCGCACTGGTTGTTGTGTCCTCGACGAACCACCGTTTCATGTTTTGTTGGTATGCGCCTTGGTATCCATAAGCAAAGTCAATGCCCGCTGGTAATTCGTCGTCGTGATTTCGAAAGGCTTTTGCCTCAATGAGGACATAACCCTTTTCAGCACTAAATTCCACGATCCGCGTTTCAATTCTGCCCAACGGGTAACTAGATAACCAGCGTTCCAAACGCTCGCGTGAGGCTTCATAATTGTCCAAGAACCCCATTAGTTCACCGCCTTGTTTGAAACATGACGACGAATTGCCTTGCGACGTGCTAAGCCTTCGCGCTTGCCGTCCTTGAAACCGCTGGCATAACCAACGGCAGCTGCTACCGCTAACAAAATTAGCAACAGCGTCAAACGCCCCAATGTTGCGGGGTCTAATAAATCAACTACCATTTGAATTCTCCCGATTCTAGGCGGCAGTCTTACCACCTGAAAGAAGGGTGAAGCATGATCAACGCGCGGTCAAGTATCCCGCCTAAATTACGGCGTGTCGCCAAGCAATTTGTCAACCAAGGAATCAAGCCTTGCTTCGATCCTGTTGACCTGATCCTTTAATGATGTGCCACCGTTAGGCAGCAATTCCCTCAATATTGATTTAACGATGAAACGCATTGCCGAATAGACGGCGGTCAGTAGCGCAAGCATGCAACCAATGATCGCCGCCCATTCGTTTGGCGTCATTGCCCCGTAACGCCAAAACTGTTGTCCTTAGGGTTTAACCAGCGCAAGATCACTGGCACGACCGCTGCGATACCTGCCATGGCAAGGGTCTTAGGATCAGTCACGCCCGCCATGTAAAGGGCTAAGGCTGCTGCTGCAAATGATCGCGCCCATGACGCAACTACTGCTTTGGCTTTGTCCATTTTTTTGTTTTCTCCTTTGTCGGTTTGTCTCCCGATTTTGGTTTTTCAACTGTTGGGAATTCTCCCTTGTAAGGGGCAAACTTAGGAATTCCAAACCCAACAATTTCTGTCCCGATCTTTCGAACCTTTACCATAACCATGCCACCGTTTCGCTGGTCGCCTGTGCCGCTGGTATTGCCTTCAATCGTCATACACTGTTTGTCGTCAATCAGTCCCACAACAATGCCAACGTGTGAAATGCGGTCAATGCCGTCATGTGGAAAGTCCATGAAAGCAATGTAACCCAGTTGTGGAATATTTGACCAGCGGTTAATTTCTTTGAATTTATGCGCGCCAATGGCAGTGCCAACGACTGAATGAATTTTGACGCCACTTTGTGCGCAGCACCAATTGACGAAACTTCCGCACCATGGCAAACCGTCTGCCTTAGTAAATTTTCCGTACTTTGTAAGGTTGTCGCCTTCCTCAATTGTGCCGACTTCAGCTGCTGCGACTTCGATCAACCGCGCATTTGTGTTGTCGGGATAACTAGACACCCAATGCCGCCTTCAAATCGTCAATGGAAAGTCCAACGGAGGCAAGTTTTTCAACCACTGTTAGTTCGGGCGTTGTGCCATCATGCGCCGTCAACGCCGCCTGCGCTTGCGCTTTTGTGCAGTCACCTGAAACGATCAAATTGCCAGCGTCATTTGTAAATAAATTCCAACCAGTTTCATTGAAAAACATATCTGAATTCAATGCTTTGTTTGGTATTTGAAAAACGTGTTCCATAATTAAGCCCCCAAATAAGATAATTGAAAGTTAGACCAAATATTTACGGTTTCACTGTTGTTCTGTTGATATTTAAGTTCAAAATAATCGTTAACGGAAGCGGTTATTGTTTGCGAAAATCCAAATGGTGCGGGTGTTGTGTTGTTTCTTATGTATTCACCTTCGCGCACGCCGCCTGTTGTGTATTGCGAGCCGTTTTTATAGACTCTTAAAAGTTGGTAAGCGCCTGGACTGTTAGGATTGCTAAACCATCCCGAAATAATGTATTTGCCAGCATAGCCAGATGGAATTGTTAGCCGTGAATTATTTGTCGAGTTATCGTGAAACCCGTTAGTATCAAATTCCTCAGTTGTGAAAGCAACCAACAATTCTGTATTTGCTGTGATCGCCGTGGATACATTTGTTCGTGTTGCGTTTACGCCAACAAATGTCTGGGCTGCCGTTGTTGCCCATGAAGGAACACCAGCTGCAACGGTAAGCACCTGACCATTTGAACCAATGCCCAAACGCGTATTCGTGTTGGCGGTCGCTGATGAATAAGCAAGATCGCCAAGTGTTGTACCAGGCTGTAAAGCCTTTAAGCGGGTGTCCACGCCTTGCAACGCAACATCGAAGTCAGCGGGTAAGTCCGTGACCAAATCGCTCGCCGTGGGGAGAACAAAACCATAGTTCGTGGTCGGGTTTGCCAATTGAGTTTCCTTTCGTTAAGACACTATTGTGGCATATTGCCATTCTAGGGTTGGCGACACGCTCGCCCAAGTTTCGTTAATTGGAACGTCGTTCCAGCGCATTGCCTGCAATGAATAGGCAAGCGGCGAAAGTAGCAAAGTAACCGAAAGTTGGTTGTATGACGCTTGAAACGACCAGCCTTCGACAAAACCCTGAAATGTACCTGCGGACATATTTAAGGGCAGATTGTTCAATGCAATCGCCTCGCCCATAAAAATGCCGATTAGGTTGTCGCGATCGGCATTGTCTAATTCAGGGTTTGTCAGGTCAAATGTAATTTGGCTAAAAATTGGCTGGGGCTGGGCGCGTAGTGATAAATAGAAATTTGCCTGTGCGGTTGCGTCAGCCGAATTGTGCAATGTTGTCGTAATGATTTGAGCAAGTGTTCCGTACAAGGCAATTGAAGCCGTGTCGCTGGCAGATACTTCAGCACTGCTAGTTGCCCCGTATTTGATCGTCAGGCTATTGCGTACGTCGCCCACACGGGTTTCAATGCGCAAACCAGCTGCGCGGGCTTGATTAGCGTCAAGGTCAACATAACCATTTGTAGCAAGGTAATTGGTTCGGTGTGTGCTGTCGGCGTATCCGATCCGACCCTGTGCGTCCTCATAAATGTACCCAAGCCCTGAGGTCGCCAAGGCTGAAACCAATGAATAAATGTCGGTTCGGCTTGACGACCTTGCGGCTAGTTCATAATTGCCTGGCTGATCTATTTCGCCCAAACCGTTGTTTTCAGCGTTTGCCCACGTAATTGTTGGATCATAGGTTGCCCATGTTTCTGCACCTGCAACCTCAGCCCACGAACCAAACAAAACCTGTTGAAGGATCGTTTTGATTTGATCGCCGTCGAAGTCCTTTGAAAGTACGCCGTTGGTCAATGCTTTTGGCAAACGCGCCAATGCGCCAAGTGCGGTAATTGAATAGGTTTGGGTAAACATGGTTGAGCCAATGTCAAGGACTTCAAGAGCAATGTCCACAACGTTACCGCCAAAAATTGCCACATAAGTGTTTGATGTGTCTTTAATCGAAACGCTTATTGTTGAGTTAATCGTGACGGGAATTGTTGCCTGTGAAACGTCTAGCAGCTGAAGGTTCACATAACCTGCCTGCGCTTGCTCATAAATATTGGTTCGCCCGCTGCGAATTGAAAGGTTTGCCAGAATTGCGGTTGTGTAAGCAACGCCGTCAATTTCAACCTTCCAAACTGGATTCCACTGCGTCATGTTGCCACTACAAAATTGCCAGCCCCGCCCGTACCTCGATAGAAGGAATTGTTCAACGTGTCAATAATTGTGCGCGCTGTGCCTTCCTTGTCTATCGCTCCGTTGACGGTCAGGTTAATTGTTGCACCGCCTGAAGTCATGCCAACACGGTTCGGATCAAAACTCGTATCAGAACCTGGAAAACCGCTCGACGGGTAATTACCTGCTCGTCCTGAGTCAAAAATTGGCACAGCGATTTTTGGAATAGTTGATGTTGAAGTACGCGTTGAAGTACCACCTGTTGTTGCGCCACCTGTTGTTGCGCCACCAGCACCAGCACCAGCAACACCCGAACCGCTCACAAATGGTTTGCCATTTGGCATTGTCCCCGAAAAGCCACCACCGCCACCAGCACCAGGCAAATCCGCCTCCGCTGTATTTGATTTACCTGCTAGCGCATTGGCAGCTGATAAAACGGAGGCGGCTAGTGCGACCGCGCCAACGCCCAGCAATGGATTTAATGCAAACGCTGAAGCAACACCAGCAACAATTGATGAGGCTTTTAAAAGGTTGTATGCCTTAATTAAACCGTTAATTAAAAGAATCGTTGCTGTCACACCCGCGGCAATTTTTGAACCAACAAAAACACCCGCAATTACGGCAGTCAAGACAATCAATTCAGTTTTAAATGCCACGACTGTCTTTAAAATAGATTTGATTTGTTGCCCAAAATTGTAAGCACCGTCCGTTGCGTTTTTGCTTGCTTCCTCAAGACTGCCTTCACCCGTCAAACCTTGTATAAATGATTGTAAATTTGGCACGGCTGTCGTTAAAACAAAATCAGACAATTGCTCAATAACTGGCAAAAGTGCTGCGCCTATAGATTCCTTCGCTTCGTCAGTAGCGATCTTAATGCGCTCAAATTTCTTGGCTGCCGTTTCCGCTGCGCCTTCGGCAAATTCGCCATAAGTTGTTTCCAATTGGCGGATAATTGCGTCATTGTCTTTTGACTTTAACAGGTTGGTGTCAAGTCCAAGCCCCAATTTGCCAAGCGCGGTTGTGTTTCCGTCATAGGCTTTACCTAAAGCATTTGTAACTAGTTCAAGAGGTTTGCCGCTTGCCGCACTTAGATCAAGTGCTAAATTCAAGAGTCTTTGCGCTTCCTCGGTGTCTTTTGTGCTGCGAACCAAACGACTAAATGCTGGACGCAGTTCGTCGTCAGTTACACCAATGGCAATTGAGGTTTTTGTTATGTAGTCCTCAACGCCTTTAACCTGAGCCGCTGTAGCCGACGTGGTTGCTTCAATTGTTTTTGCCAATAATGCCTGAGCAGCTGCGTCCTCAGTCGCTGCTTTTACTGCGTCAAAACCAAATTTAAGCGCAGCCGCACCAGCGACGGCAAACGCCAATGCAGCCTTTTTGCCAAATTCCGTTGCCTTGTTGCCAAATGATTCCGTTTCTGCGCTTGCTTTATTTAACCCCGAAACTAAATCTTTTGTCTCAGCAAGGATAGATAATTTTAAGGTTCTTGAACCAGCCATTAATCGTACTTCCTGACTATCTTGTCAAACGCCTGTTCCCACTTTTTA